TGTAGATGCGTAAGCTTTTTTATCTTTTTTTATCTCTAAAAATAAACCACATGATTTTGATGTAGGATAACAAACCTGTAAATCTGGGAATCCTTTTACATATCCGCTAGCTTTCGCTTTTACGGCTTGAGTAAAAGATGTTCTAATACCACCTAAGCTGGCACAAAACTTAGCTAAGGGATATTGAAGCTGTAGATATTTAACTATCGCTTTTTGGAGTTCGTACTCGCTTTGACTTTTTGATAACCCGTTTTGTGTTGTTTCGTTTAACTTTGGGTTTATCTTCTTTTTTCTTCTCATCTTCTTTTTTGTTCATACAGGTATTAACAAGTTCTAAAAGATTTTTATCTGTATTATGCATAATACTTATCTTCTTGTTAATCTGATAATATCTTATATCAACTCCAATGAGCCATAAGATAATTACTGCTAATGTAATGTAAATTGTTGTCATAGTTTATTTTTCTTGGTTAATTTTCTCTAATTCAAATTCTAAATGAGCTATAGCTTTTTTAATACAATCAACAGGTGTATCATGTTTTTTATAAGCTCTTAATATATATGTTGTTGCTGTTGCTAGATGATATGTTAAATCAAAGTTATCACAAACTTTTCTTGCTTCATAACCTTCTTTACCTTTATAATATTCAGGTATTCTATTATCATTTTGCAGTCCTCCTGATAGTGTTTTGCCATTATATTGGTCTGAGGTTGAGCTCATATTCCTGTCAAACTCATAATAATGTTTACTCTTTTTCTTTTCCATCTAAATAATCAATAAGTTGTTTAGGGGTGTATATAGTTAAATTATTATTGTAGCTTTTGTATATCATTGTAAACTCTGGTTCTGCTTCATTAAATGTCCAAAGAACTCTAACCCCGTTTTCAATCTGTTGTCTCAATAATCTTTTTATATTACTAAATTTCATAATGCAAATATATAAATTAATAATTCATAATAAGTAATTCTGTTCCTTTATTTTGTTTCTTACCTTTCTGAGCTCCAGCAGCTTTGTTAAATTCTTTACTTTCCCACCTGTATTTATCTTTTGGTAGCCACTCTGATAGTAAAGGAAAATCATAATAAGACAAAGCAAATTTACCTCTAATTCTTTTTAGATGTGCTACTAATGTGTCGTGGTCATCTGCATCAAAATCATGATTAGAATAGTAATCTTCAGTTTTCCAATATGGAGGGTCAACATAAAAGAATGTTTTAGGCCCATCATATTTTAATATTAAATCTGTATAATCTAAATTTTCTACATCTGTAATTTTTTCTAGTCTATCTATTATGTCAGGGTTCTGTAACTTGTTTATCAGGCTGTCGTATTTACTACCATAATTACCTTTTAAGTCAATAAAACTACTTTCTAGTATCTTACTTCCACTAAAGACTTGAGTTGCACAGTAAGCGTATTGCATAGCCACTGGATAAGTGCCTAGTGGGAAGTTAATATTCTCATCAGCTAATGTGTTTAAGTAATTTTGAAACTCATAAAATCTTTTTTCGTCTTGAGACTCAAACATTTTTAAGCATGTAATCATAATGTCTGGGTTTTGAAAACACGCAAACATATTTGCCATAAACTTATTCTTATCGTTATATACAATTTTTTTAAGTTCAGGTTTTGAATGTATATCTCCTTTGACATATACCCAAAAAGCTCCTCCAAACACCTCTACATAAGCTTCTATATCATTTGGTATGTATTCACATATCCATTTACTCATTCTTGATTTACCTCCTATATAACTAATCATCTTTTTTCTTTTTATTTAATTTATCTATGTTTTTAATAATTTTATTTCTGTTAACAGAACTACTTATTGAGCGTTCTATTTGGGTTACTACATACATTCCTAATATAAACCCTGCTCCAAATGTTATTATTGATAGCATATTATTTATTATTTAAGTTATTATATTCTTTAATTGCTTCTTGTAAGTCTAATCCCTCATAAACATTACTTACTCTTATGTAAAATATCTTAAGATACCTTTTATATATAGCTAGGTTTTTTCCATCACTCAATATATTGTATCTTTCATTAGGTATATTTATTGCAGACCATTTAATATCAATTAGTTTCATTATTTTAATTTTTTAATTTCTTTATTTATAATATTAAGTCCTGTTCCTTTCCTGCTTCTATATACTAATCTCTTGTCTTGTCGTTCAGGTTCTTTACTAGCTTCGTTCCATATTAATTGCCTGTGGTCTTTTATCCATTTATAATAGTTCTGAACATTCAAAACAAAACTATCTGTGTTTCTTACTCCCTGCCTAAAAGCTTGAACTATATCCTCAAAGTATAAGTTTTTAAAATCTTCCTTAACATCATATGATAAGGACTTAGCTAGTATAACAATATGTCTCTCATCTTTAACCTGTCCTAGCTCAACCAATGTTTTACTTATTAAATCAACACACATTAGCTCTAACTCTTTTATATCTATGTCTTTTATCATCTTATTTGGTCTTTTCTTATTATTAATTTATCAGTAAATTTTTTATCCTCATCTTCTAATACTAACATATTTTTATCTCCAACACTCATAATGATATTATCTCCAACTACCAATCTAATCTCATATCTTTCAAAGTATCTGCCGTTTTCTGGATAAACTCTATATTTATCCCCATCTAAAGACAACACATAAGCATCTAAAGATTTATCTGTAAGTTGATTTAATTCCATTTGAGTCATTCTACTTCTATGTTTCATTAACTATTGTTTACTATATCTCTGGCTTTCTGCCAAGAATCTATTTGGTTTTCTACTTTACTTGATTTATTAGAGTTTGTTGAGTTATTCTCCCAAGTCCTTAAAGAAGCCTTCCAGTCTTTCATAGAGTTCTTACCAACTTTCCATCCGTTACTTTCGTAGAAATCTATAAATATTTCAGGATTTATATTGTTACCTCTCTCTAAACAATATTCTTTAACCTCCTCTATTGTAGGTTTTTTAAATCTTTTAAACTTTACGGGACTACTTATCTCTCCATCAAAACCAGCGACATCAACAGGACTTATCCCTTCTACATTATACACATCATACTTATCCAGCAATTTAATTACTGATTTATGAGCGTTAACATTTTCGTTAAGATGTCCGTATTGAAAGTCTATAAACTTAGGTATAAACCATTTATTACCTCTATCAAATATCTTTATCTGCTCTCCTAATACTTTTGAAGCTTCTTTTTCATTTATCTTACTTCCTATTCTTATTGAAGCAACTTCAAAGTCTGTGTCCCATATACCAGCGTGGTTACAATCATCTAGTATGTATAACCATAATAATTTATATTTTGAAGGTAAGTTTCTTATAAATCCTTTTTTCCATTTATCTGTATCTGTAAATCTCTTTGCCATAATTATTTATTTTTAGTAGTGAGTATTAATAACATTATTTACCTTGTCTAAGGTTGGATTTTCATCAACATCATATATTGATTCATCATAATAAACCTCAGCTTTACATCCCTTGCAGTATCTATAGTTATCTACTTTTGAAATAGACTCTACAACCTTATCTCCACAATAGTAACACAACTCCTCTCCATCTTCATATACTACCTCGTTACCATACTCATCTTCCCATTTGTCAGTTTCGTAGTAATGTCCTCCATAACCACCTCCCCAATAATTTTTACCTCCATTTGAAAAATCGTATGTTTTTTTATTAAACTCAGTATTAATATATTTCTCACATCCTAAATGAACTATAAGATTATATATTAAGTTAAGGCAATTTTCTGCGTCATAGAAATCTACAGTTTCACTATCTGTATGAGGGTTGTAATATCCACTACTCATGTTAGCTACACAAACATCTAAACCATTATCAACTAATTGCTCTACATCTGTCATCGCTCCTTTTGTTTCTTTGTATTCATGGTATTGTAAAACAGGAGCAATCTTTTCTGAAAAATCTTTACCAAACAAATCCTTGCCACCTATGTTGTTTACAAAGTCATTATAACCTCTCCTGTCTGACTGAAACACATATCCAACATCTTTGAACCATTCCATATCAGCCTGACTACTGCCTACACATCCAACTTCTTCTGAATGAAAGAATGCGCATTTAACTATCTCTAGGTCTAATAACATCTCTAAGCATATCCATACCCCTACATTATCATCTCCACCTACTCCTACTTGTTTTTGTTTGTCGTTACTAAATGCAAATAATACACCATCATTATCAAACACCTTAAAGTCTTTATGTATATCATGCACTGTATCTGTGTGGGAAACCACACAAGGATAGTTTTCTGAAATTCCCTTAGTAACATAAACATTATTGTTTTTTATTACTACTGATGCTTCAGGAACATTTTTTGTTACAAAATCTTTTATGTACTCTATCATCATTTCCTCTCTACCTGATGACGATTGAACTGATAATACATCAATCAGCCTTTGTTTAGTTTCATTCATATGTTTTTATAGTTTTTTAGGGTTAAAGAAGGGTTCTCTAACCCTTCAAATCTTATACAAAGATACGAAATAAATCCGAGACTGCCAAATAATTTGGTAGTTATTTCTAAATATCTATTAATAATTGTAACAATGGTAGCAATATACCCTTAGAGGTGTTGTTATCTCCACCTTTAAGGTCTAAGTTTGTGTTAAGAAACTTTCTACATTTTTCTTTAAGCTTAGATGTTTTGATAAGTATAAAAGAATCCTTAGAGACAACGAAACAATAGTAATCAGCTTCAGTCTTAGAAATTCCAGAGGGGTTACCACGGCTTTCGTATTCAACAAACACGCTGCCAGTCTCAGCAGCTTTCAAGTCTGTTTTAACTTCTATTGATTTGTCGTTAAGTATATCTCCGAGTTCTTTCTCTTTGATTTGTCCTAATTTTAAATCGTATCTAAAATCGTTTGAGT